AATACAGATTTTTCTGATACATACTAAATTTTATATTGCAAATAATTATTTGATAGACTATTTTTAGCATATTAGAGAGGCTAGAGTAAAGCTCAATAGTTTATTTCTTAAAATCAAAATTATTTAGACTTCTACAAGATATGGAAAAGATAATTGATTAGAGTTTAATAGAATACACTTTGTTATCACAATTAAAAATTCTATTAATAATATCCATTATGGGATCAAGAATGCAAGCGTAAATTATAATATTTCTGGATGTAAGCTGGCGATGATACTACGGCTTGGTATCACAAGTAACTTAAAGATTATTATGTTGCAGTCGTCAAGGAAAGAACATCGTCATCAAAAGACAACTAGATTTAGATCGGTATGGGTCAAGTCATCAAGCATAAGGAAATTAAGATATCATAATGTTGGGATATTGATTTCTGCTCTAAGGTCAGTTTTTGGGATGGAAATATGGATACTTGGCAAGTCTACAGAAATCCGTTGAAATTATTGAAGACTAAGCAATATTACTTGAAAAGGAATTAAAACATATTCAAGAGACCATGGTTACACGGGTTAGCATTATTATAAGGTTTACGATCATAAAAGATGAGTCGATTAATGTAATAAATAATGCAATACCGAATTGTTGAAACTATGAGAAGATGTAACGTGACAAACACAGAGCTCTATGTATTTAAGGAGGAATAATACAAGTACATAGATGAAAAACTTCAATATATGTTTTCCGATGCCAATTAGAAAGGTTACTAGCATTAGTATTAATTAAATAATATTGTCGGAATCGGCATATATGATTTGTGGAAGTTATATGTCACTAATTAACTTTACGATCACAGTGAGATGAGATAACTTGGTGATGTCAATGGTAATGCTAGCACTTTGAGAAAGAGATATAAGAAACGAAGCAAATCATAGGATAAGGCTAATTGTCGAAAACGTCAATTAAGATCAAACATGGTTGATTTGTACTTGCTTCGCAAAACTTTCCGTCAGTAAGTGTGTTTTGTCGAATAAGACGCACTTATAACCTAGAGCCGTGACTAAGCTCTATTCAAAAATAACAGTTTTATTAAAATTTTCGGCCACAACGGCCATCCGCCCGTCTCCTTAAGAGTCCCAGATATAAATGGAG